ATTTGAAAATCCAAATCATAGAAAAACAAAATCATATGTTAGTGGAGATTTTGGTTGACAAATGATTTTTCATATGGTACAAATATACTTTATAGTTTGAGAAAATTCTTTCAAGAAAAATTAATAGGTCATTGAGGGAATATAAAGAATGAAAACCCCTTGCTATATTTTTGACTTAGATGGTACTATTGCTGATTGCAATCATCGGCTTCATTATATCAATCAAAAACCTAAAGATTGGAATGCATTCAATAGAGAAATCATTAACGATCCTCCTATCCATGATGTTTTATCTCTTTTACATATTCTCAAAGATTTATTTACAGTTCTATTAGTTACTGCTCGTGGTGAAGGTTGTAGGGAGGAAACCGTTGCATGGCTTGAATTGCATGATATTTCTTATGATGGGTTATATATGCGTGGAAAGGATGATTATCGACACGATGATATTGTAAAAGAAGAAATTTTAGATAATCTATTATCTATGGGGTATGATATCAAAGGAGTTTTTGAGGATCGAAATCGTGTAGTTGCTATGTGGAGACGACGTGGTATTAGGTGTTATCAAGTAATTGATGGTAATTATTAGACCGCTACCGTCCACCATAGATACATAAATGAACTTGGAAAGGAGTGTGTTTAATGCGGGTGTTAATTGCATGTGAGTTTTCTGGTCGTGTCCGCGAGGCTTTCAGGGCATTGGGTCATGATGCGTGGTCATGCGATCTACTGCCAACCGAAGTGAACGGGCCGCATATCCAAGGCGATGTGATACCGCTGCTAAATGAGGGCTGGGATTTGATGATTGCGCACCCGCCCTGCACTTATCTCGCAAACAGCGGCGTGCGCTGGCTGTATGGCGGAAAAGGAAACAAGCGCGACGAACAGCGCTGGCATGCGATGGAAGATGCGGCGCGGTTCTTCCGCGCCTTGCTCGATGCGCCCATTGACCGCGTGGCTGTAGAAAACCCGATCATGCACAAGTACGGAAAGGCGATTATCGGAAGGGCGCACGACCAAGTCGTGCAGCCTTGGCAACACGGCGAAGGCGAGACAAAGGCGACATGCCTGTGGCTGAAAGGATTGAAGCCCTTGACGCCATCGCAGATTGTCGATGGGCGCAAGCCGCGTGTGCATTTCGCAGCACCATCGTCTGACAGATGGAAAGAGCGCAGCAGGACATATCAAGGCATAGCGGATGCTATGGCCGCTCAATGGGGAAAGGAAAGGTAAGTGAATGCTCTGCCACGACATCTGGCGATCATTTTGGAAAGCTATCGGCGCGGCGATCATCTCAATGATGGAGATTTTGGTTGACAAATGATTTTTCATATGGTATAAATATACTTGTGATTGTTTGAGGCAATCTTGAAACTAGACAGGACTTGGCTTCATCGCCAACTGCTCCACCAGATTCTCTAAGATGTCGATTCTACTAAATATAATAGGATCGACTGATTGGAGAGATAGATGAAACATAAACACCATATCGTCCCAAAACATATGGGCGGTACAGACGACGAAAGCAATTTGGTAGAACTTACCATAGAAGAGCATGCAGAAGCACACAAGAAATTGTTTGAAGAGCATGGTCATTGGCAGGACTACATAGCTTGGAAAGGATTGACTGGATTACTATCATCGGACGAATGTAAATTCATTGCTATGATGGAAGGTAGTGTGCGGGGTTCTGCCATTTCTAATGGTGGGTTCAAATACACTAACGGAAAAGAAGTGAAGAAGTTTATGCCTTGGGAAGTTCCTGATGGATGGGAAAGAATACCACCATCGGAAACAAGAAAAAGGGGCATTGGTTCTGGGACCAAAGGAAGAAAATGGTTTCATGATCCAACTACTGGTGATAGGAAGGCGTTGTTGCCTGATGAAGAAATACCAAACGGATGGATAGCAGGACAAGGAAAAGGGTCCAAATCCAAATCCAAATGTTACTGGTATACTGACGGCACGACGGAAGGTCAATTTAAGTTGGATGGTGCGCCTAAAGATTGGCAACGCGGACGACTTAAAGGTGTTTATGGTGGGAAAAGAGTTATGGGGCAGAACGGATCGACTGATAGTGTAGGGAAAGTTTAGATCACCGTGCGGAAGCTACGTAACGCAACAAACTTAATAAATGCTAACGATAATGAAGCATTTGACTACGCTCTAGCAGCCTAGTCTGGGTTCGGTGGGCACCTGGAAACAGAAGCCCACCACTTATTCCCCAATAGCTCAATTGGCAGAGCGTCGGACTGTTAATCCGTGTGTTCCTGGTTCGAGTCCAGGTTGGGGAGCCATTATAACGAGGAGAATATGTTAAAAGAATCTGATATTCAAATTGGTAATATGGTCTTCTTCAAAGATATTCCATGGAAAATATATGTAATTTGTAGAATAACAACTACAGATATGGTTCTATTTCCTACAATTGGTCTCATGGAATCTAAAAATGTTTCTATTAATTCAGATGATTTAATTTTATGGTCAAGCATCGATTCAAGAACATATCAAAGAAGAAATGTCTGAAAAAAGACATCGTATAAATAGACAATTGTCATCATTTAAAGAGGATAATCATGTCTATTATTAAAGTAATTGAATCGGATAAAAAATTACTTATTGTAGAGTATGAAGATGGTTCAAAAGAAAAAAGGACTGATGGTACTGTTGCCTGGAGATGTAATAATCCAGGTAATTTAAAAATTGGTTCTTTTGCTCGTTCTATGGGTGCAATTGGTTCAGATAAAGGTGGTCATGCTGTATTTCCAACATATGAAATGGGATGGCAGGCACATTATACCCTTTTATTCAATGAAGAATCCCCTTATTATAGATTAACATTACTTGATGCAATGAAACGATATGCACCTGAATATGATGGAAATAATCCAACACAATATCAAATGTTCATTACAAAAAAAACAGGTGTTGATGCAAATCGTGTATTTAAAACATTGACAAATGATGAAAAGATTGGTATTGTAGAATGTATGCAAATCTTCGAAGGTTATAAAGAAGGTAATGTGAGTCAATACAATGAAAGGAGTGTTTTAACAAGTGAACCAAAAACAAAAAAACCTATCAGAAAACCTAACAGAAAAACATCAAACACAGACTGGAAAAACACCGTCTTTGGAAACGATTCCTGAAGACAAAGCTAATTGGTTTGATTTGATGATTTTATTTTTACTTTATGCAAGCTATGTCGGCTATGTTTATTATATGGTAACATAGGAGATAAAAATGCATATTTTCTATAAATGGATGAACTTTATTGCTCATCCTTTTATGTCATCAATTATAATTTCTTTTATTATCTTAATTTCAATTTTTGTAAGTTTTGCAGAATCAAAACCACGAACACTGAATTATAAACCTGAACAAAAAGTAATTGTTAAAGAAGTTATTGTTCCATTACCTGCAAAAAAAGTAGTCATAACTAAAGTGATTCAAAAGTCTACTGATAAAGTATGTTCAACAAATCCATTAGTTTGGCATATTCCACTGGGTTCAAAACGAATTTATGTAGAATATCAAGATTCAAATGGTAAAAAAGTATTTGATAGAGAATTTGGTGTTGATCCGAAACATCGTATTCGGATTTTTGCATCTAAGAGGTAATGATGAAATTAGATTTGAATAATATATTTTTTATTAGTTCTGAAATCGATAAAATGGTAGAAGATATGGATATCGATTATATTGATGCATGTCTTCTATATTGTGAACGTAATGAATTGGAGGTAGAATATGTAGGTGATATTATAAAGAACAATCAAAATATCCTTGGTAAAATTCAAAAAGAAGCTGAGGATTTAAACTATCTACAAAAAGAATCACGTCTATTAATTTAGATGTTGACATGGGTTCTAATATGGAGTATATTAGAATGACTGAATTGTTTGTTATGACTTATACTAATAATACAGTAAATACAAAAAATACAACTAATATGGAGAATACAAATGTCTAATAATTCTTTTTCACAACTTAAATCATCACGTAAGAGTTCACTTGAAAAACTTACAGGTGAACTAACTAAAATGCAATCTGGATCACAACAATCTAATGGACCAGATGAACGATTTTGGACACCTACTGTTGATAAAATGGGTAATGGTGTTGCAGTAATTCGTTTTCTACCTGCACCAAAAGATGAAGATGTTCCATTTGTTCGTATCTTTTCACATGGATTTAAAGGTCCAACAGGTTCATGGTATATCGAAAATTCACGAACAACTATTGGTGAATCAGATCCTGTATCAGATTTGAATACTAAACTTTGGAATTCTGGTATTGAATCAGATAAAGATCTGGCACGAGACCAAAAACGAAAATTGCATTTTATCAGTAATATCCTTGTTGTTAAAGATCCATCAAATCCAGAAAATGAAGGTAAGGTATTTCTTTACAAGTTTGGTAAAAAGATTTTTGATAAACTTAACGATCTAATGAATCCTGCATTTGATGATGAAGAACCTGTAAACCCATTTGATTTTTGGGAAGGTGCAAATTTCCGTCTCAAAATTCGTCAAGTGGATGGTTATCGTAATTATGATAAATCTGATTTTGATACATCTAGTTCTGTATCAGATGATGATAGTGAACTTGAAAATATTTGGAATCTACAATATTCTCTACAGGAATTTGTTGACCCAAAGAATTTTAAATCATATGAGGAACTACAGAATAAATTAGATCGGGTTCTTGGTAATGAATCAGTGGTAGTAAAACCTAAAAAAGTTGTTAAAGAATTAGAAGAAGAATCACCACCAGAAATGAAATCTGTTTCAACAGATTCTGATGATGATTTAGATGAGTTGTTTAAGAGTTTGTCAGAAGAGTAATTGAGAAAGGGGGACCAAAAATCCCCCTTTTTTTATACGAAACATCTACCATAAGAACCATATCCACCTGAACCTGGACTTGATGGTTCACTTTCTGGATGATTTGTTCCACCACTACCACCTCTTGAACCACCTGTACCTGAACCAGAACTTGATTTTTGTGATTTAGATGTTGCAGTAGAACCTTTAGCTTGTTTTTCTTTTACTTCATTTGCTGCATCAGATGCTTTTTGTGCAACATTAGCATCATTTAATCCACCAGTCATTAATTCGGTATTTTGTGGTGCCTTTTCTGCTTCTTGCACAGCATCACCAATATCACCAATATTACTTGCAGTCCTTTCTGATGCTTTTTTAAAATCAGCAAATTCATTTACTGGTGCTTGTGGTAGTTGTGGTGTTGATGGTAATGATGATTCTGCTTCACCAATATCACCGTATTTTTTAAATTGCCCTCCAGTCATTCCTGCTAAAGGATGGACACGACTAGCTTCCAGCATAGCTTCTTCTTCTGATGCAACTCTATTTGCCATTTGTGTTCCAGATGAAGTAGCAAAATCACCAAATTTTTGGTTCATCATTTGTGCTTGTTGTGATTGTATCTGTGATTGCATCATAGTTTTATCCATTCCAAATATTGCTTGTCGTTGTTTTTCAAGGAGTTGTCTTTGTGCTACAATTTGAGCGTTTTCACCAGGAAATGCATTTCTAGCAAAAGACATTCTTTGAGCTAAAGCTGCATCTGATACACCAGGAACCATAGCTGCTCTTTGTTCAGATTGTAATTGTGCTGATCTAATATTTCTATCCATTATATCAAAATCAGGAGCAGATCTTCTAATAATTTCATCCATTGCACCAAACCCCGTTTTAGTTTGGTCTTCTTGTTTCAATACTGCTACTTCATTGATAGCTGTTTTTGTTAATCTTTGTCTAACTTCTTGATCTGTTTCTTGTCTACGTGTTCCCATAGGACCTGGAACTTCTTGTCTTGCTGCATTAATTTCTGCTTGTGTAAATTGACCTAAAGCCTTTCTACCTAATTGTTGTTTTCTTTTTTCTTCTGCTTGTCTTGCTCTATATTGTTCAAATTTTTGTGTTGATGGAACACCAAGAATAGCTGCAAGTTGGTTTTGAGAAAATCCAGATGTTTTTGATACTTCTGCAATATTACCATATAATCTTGTATGGAATTGTAATGGGGTTTCTCTACCAGCCATTCCTGGTCCTTGTTGTTCTTGTTGATATGTTCTTTGTTCTTGTTGTGTTGGTGGTTTGACCTTTACACCAATATTTTGCATTGCATCAAGTGTTGGTTGGTGTTGACCTACAATTGAAGGATTTAATTTTTCAAAACCTTTTGCATTTGGAATATGGATTGCATAACCATCTTTTCTATATTTACCACTCAACAAGACACCGTTTTGAAGAGCATCTGATGCCCATTTACCATTAGCTAATTTTACTTGAACGTGTCCATGTCCTCTACCTTTTTCAGCTGCACTACTAACAACAGTTCCAATAGGTAAAGATTCCATAAATTCTTTTGTAAATTTACTTTTATCTACCATTTGTCTATCTTGATAAAACCCTGAAGATTGAAGATAGTTGTTGTTAAATGATAATGATCCAGCTGAAGCAGATCCACCTGCACCGATACCTTTTCTAAAATAAGATTCATTAAGTAGAGCACCAACAATACCTCTTGAACCTTTGCCACACAATCCTCTAAATGTTTTATGTCGAATTGGTCCAACACCACCAATTTGTGCACCTCTTTTTAATACACCTGCAAGTGTTCCAGGACCAGTTCCTTGTGCTGTTACTTGTCTTGATATATTAGATGTTACTGATGCTTGTTGTGATGGGGTTTCTCTACCAGCCATAGTAGACTCCTGATATTTTCTTACAGGCAATCTTCCAGAAGCTCTAGCAACGTCAAAGAATCCATATTCTCTGACATCTTTAATTTGTTCTTCATTTAACCTAAACCCCTTCAACCTCTCTAAATCTTCTTTCAAAACCCCAGGAGAATATGCTTTAGAACCCCCAAAAATATCTTTTTTATCATAAGAACCCTTATATCTTCTGTTCAAACCCCCTTCAATACTACCAGCTCTAGTCATATCACCATAATTAATCCTATAATCCATAGTATCAGCTGAACCATATTTCATCTTATTTGGATTGTTTCCTGCTCCTCCAAACAAACCTCCCCAATCTAATTCACCATTTTTCCAACTATTATCAGCTAATTCTGGATATAATGCTTTTGCATTTTCACGCATTTTTTGAGCAAACATTTCATATATTCTAAATGTTCTTGAATTTTGATAGTTTGGAAGAGCATTTCCAGCATCATCATAAATTGTTATATCACCAGCTCTTCCTCTAGAATGTGCTCCACTGCTTCTACCAAGTTTACCAGACATAAATCTAACTCTAAGGGGAAAATCTTCTGCTGTTTTTTTAAATAACTCCATAAGTCTAGGATCTACTCCTTTTGGAGAACCTCTTCCTCTATAACCAAATTTTTCTTGACCAGGGCCAGTTTCAACAGGAGTTAATTTTTCTTGTGTTTGTTCACTTCTAGCACCAGACTGTGGTCTTTGTTGAGATTGTGGCTGTATTCTACTAGCATCAGGCTGAGATGCTGTAGGACGAGACGAACTTGCCGTAGCATCATATTTTCCCGAATACAACTGCTCTTGTGTGATGTTCATCAATCTATCGTATGGAAGTTTCTGTAGTGCTTGGCCTTCTGGTGTTTTAAAGTACTGCTCTACTTGCGTCACCCAAGCACCTTCATTGTGTTGTTTTGGATTGGCATTTCTAGTTCCTGCTGTCCCTAACTGTGGGTGAGTCTTCCAC